ATTGATATGTGCAAAGATATTTACAATGATAAAGATATTGATTATCAAGCATATATGGAATTGAGTGAGTGTATTAATAATAATTTAAAAGTAGTATGCCGAATTGTAAAGAAGTGAGGTAGTAAATAATGATTGGAAAACAAGAATATGAAATTGCTATAGTAAGTAAATATAAAGAGGCTAAAAAGGCGCTTGAAATACTTAATGATAGTGAGTTGAAGTTAGCAATATTTAGTAAATGCGACACGGCAATACAATTAATTTTATTAAAGGCGACTGATGATGATTTGGTGTTGCCTAGTGATTTTAATTATTTACGTTTAAAGGCTAATGCATTATTAGATGATTTACTAGTATATTTTAAAGAAGAGATTGAAAAGACGGGCGGGTTATTTCTATGAGTCGAATATACAAACATGGACATTATCCAAGTGACATAACTATGAATAATGTTGAAAAGATTGTTGACGTTGTTGAGACGTATTTATGTGATTATAAACTAGCGTTTCACTTGGTTTATCAAAGAACGCACTTAATTCGTATGGATATTTGTAAATTAAATTCAAAAAGTGTTATAGCCTCATATTCATTTAAATATGAGACGCTAACGCTATTTAAACGAAAAGTTTTCCAAGGCGTTGTTACACTTAATGATATGATTCAAGAAAATGAAAGACGAGGATATAATTATGATTAGTAATTTAATCCTTGCAAGTTTTATAATTTGGGTGTTATTATCTATATACCAAATATACCAGCATTGTAAAGGAAACTTTAAATACTATAGGGTATCAAACAGATACATAATTTTCATTACATTGTTAATTGTAATGTTGATTGTGTGGTTTGTATTAATAAATATGCAAATTGATGAATTATTGGAGGTGCGAAATGTAAAATAATAAGTGTTATGACTTCACTAAAAAGCGTATATGTTGTAATTATGGTGTTATGCTTAATCCGAAAATTAAACAACTGTAAATAATTTAATTAGAAAAGCAATAGTTAAAAATTAAAAGGAGAAAAATTAAAATGGAAAACGTAAAAAATGAAGTATTAGCAATGGAAAACAATGGTTTAGTAGTTACTGAGGACATGACTCACGAGCAACGTGTTAATTTATTCAATGCTGTAAATAATGCGGAAGGTTTAAGTGATCAAGTCGGTAAAGATTTATGGTTAACCGGTTATATTGTTCAAGATGTGGAAAAAGAAAACGAACAAACGGGTGAGATCATTTGCTCGAAATTAATTACTGTTATTGATAAAGACGGAAAAGCTTATGCAACTAATAGTAAACCTTTCTTACAAAGTCTAAAACAGTTAAAACAAGTATTTAACTATGACTGGACTAAAGAACCGGTGTGCGTTACTATCATTCAGAAAAAATCGAACTCAAGTAGTAATAAATATTTGTCAATGGCTGTGAAATAGCCTAGTTAATTAAGGGTGTTTAGCCAACACCCTTTTATTTTATCTTAAAAGGGGGTGTTTAAATTGGCTAAAATGAGGAAGTCAACGAAAGATGTTAAGAGGTTGCGAAATGCAATTGCAAGTGCCAAGAGAACAGCAACGAAAGCGCAAAACTTAGGACAGGACGTTCGTTTTAATGACATTCGTTCTATAAAAGATTTTAATGATCGTAAAGAATTTAATAAATATTTACGTTCCATTGAAAGATTCAACAAAGAAAATAGATTTGTGGAAAATCAATATGGTGTTGTATTCAATCGAAATAAGATTGAAAAAGCTAACAAATTGATTGATAAGCAAAATAAGCAAAGAAGACAACTCTCAAAGTCTGTAGGATTATCTAAACTAAATGAGACTAAAGGCGGAATTGTAACGCCTATAAGTGTTAAAAATGCTAGGTCAACTTTACGTGATGATCGTGGTGGATTCTTTGAGCCGGTCCATCATGTGAACATTCAATCGTATCGTTATCCTAAACAATTGGATAAAAGAATTGAAAATTTGAAAAAGAATACAAAGAAGGAAAATCAGAAAATAAAAAACTTACGGAGTAATTACAAAACCGCAATAGAGGAACAAATACGAGGTGGCAATATCACTAAAAAAGAAGGGAAACAACTAATCAAAGATATAAAATCATTATCAGATAAACAGTTATTACAATGGTTCTATCAAGAGCGTAAGGCTGTTTCTGTATTCAATTATATAGATATGTCGCGTGAATACACTAAAAATCAAATGTTTGTGAATGAGCAATTGAGTAAAAATATAAGAACAGATATGTCAGATGTAAAAGATAGTTTGGCGGTGTTCACGGGACGTGCTTATGTTAGTGGTGGGACTGTTAAGTATAAATAATTTAAAGGGGTTGTAGTATGACAAAGAAAAAAGGTCCAAAAGAGATTTGGGCGTGTGATTTTGAGACAACTATAGACCCTTTAGACTGTAGAGTTTGGGCGTGGGGGGCGAGTTTTGTTGAAGATCCAAATATTAAAGAATATGGTAATGATATAGATGGTTTTATAGAATGGTGTAAACAGAAAACACGTAAATTATATTTCCATAACCTTGCTTTTGATGGTGAGTTCATTGTTAGCTGGCTTTTAAATAATGGGTATGAATATTCCGAAAAACCTAAAACCGGATGTTTTAAAACAATCATATCGAATACAGGTTTATGGTATTCTATTGTGATTTGGTGGAAGTATTCAATTTACCGATCAACAAAGACAACGATATGGGACAGTTTTAAATTAATACCATTTTCAATTAAAAAAATTGCGCATGACTTCAATTTACCAATTCGGAAGTTGAAGTTAGATTATACAACGAAAAGAGAAAAAGGACATGAGTTAACTCAACATGAAGTTGATTATCTTTTTAATGATATTGATATTGAAGGTATGGCATTAAATGAGTGTTTTAAACTTGGGTTTAATAAAATGACGGCAACAAGTTGTAGTTTTGAGTCGTTTAAGAAAACATTACCCATGACATTCGAAAAGATATTTCCAACTCTAGACATGAATGTCGATAAAGATTTAAGACCAGCATACGCCGGCGGATTTGTTTGGGCGAATCCCGAACTAAAAGAAATAGAGATAGGGTGCGGCATTGTGTTCGATGTCAATTCACTTTTTCCATCACGTATGTATTATGAGTTATTGCCGTATGAAATGCCTATTTATTTTGAAGGCGAATACCAGCATGATGAAGATTATCCTCTTTGGGTTGGAGTTATTAGTTTTGCATTTGATATTAAAAAGGATCATATACCGTGCATTTCATTAAACAAGTTTAGTCGTTTTTTCGGAAGTAAAAAATATGTAAGTAGCTCAAATGGTGATATTGTACGAATGACTATAACCAGCGTTGATTGGCAATTATTTAATGAACAATACGATATTTATGATGTGGAATTTCATAACGGATATAAATTTAAAGGTTGTGTTGGTATAGCTAGACAGTTCATTGATGAACAAATGGAAGTTAAGAAAAATTCGAAAGGTGCTCAAAGGTTTATTGCTAAAAGAAAAATGAATTCGGTTTATGGCAAGTTTGCAACAAACCCAAATGTAACACCTAAAATTCCTTTCATTGATAAAGATGATGGTATTTTACGTCTACATGATCCTATGTTTACTACTTATGTAGATGGAGAAGTGAAAGAGGTTATTGATGAACAATTTCGTGATCCTATTTATCTCCCATATGGTGAATTTGTAACCGCATATGCACGTAAATATACAATTAGTACCGCACAAAAAGTAGGTATTCATAGAGTTGCATATATTGATACAGATTCTATACATTTAGTAGGCACACAAGTTCCGGACGCAATTAAGGATATTGTTGACAATAAAGAATTAGGCTATTGGGGTCTAGAATCAATATTTAATAGGTCTTACTTTATTGGCGCTAAGTCGTATGTTGAAGAAATCGAGATCAGTTATAAGGAATATGTAGAGCACCAGCAGGAGTACATATATGAAAATGATTGCAAGGACAATCTTTATTACATTCGTGAGGGAGTCTGTTATTATTTGAATGTTAAGTGTGCTGGTATGACGGAAAAAGCTAAACAGAATGTAACATATGATAACTTTAGGGTGGGAAATGTAATTAATGATTGCTTAAAGAAAACACATGTGCCTGGTGGTATTGTATTAGTTGATAGACAGTTTAGCATTAAAAGTAGGTAAGGAGGTTGATAGATTGATAAGTGTTTTAAGCGTTATAATAAAGTATTTAATTATGGCTTTATGTTGTTTTAGTGTGACATTTTTATTTACTGTGTATGCGATAGGAATGATACTTATATATATATGGATTATAAAGGAGTGAAATTTATGAATTTATTAAATATAATAGTTGTTGTTTTCGTTGGTTTGATCATAGATTATAGCTATAACAATTTGCGCAATGAAAATAAAATCTTACGAAAAGATATTGATGAGTTACAATATAAGCTACTAACTTATGAAAATGGTGGAATTTTTGAAGAATGTGATAAAAGGTTGAATGAATTCAATGAGATCATGTTCGGAAGTCCTCCATTGAAGAATAAAGTTGTAATTGTAAGAAGTATAAAAGATTATGATTATTCAGCTTACAGAAAAGACATAGACGCGTTAAATGAATATTTAAAAGACGGTTGGAGCATTGTCAATCATGAATCAAGTGAATTTGTGCATACATATATACTAGGTAAACCATTAGCATGGACTAAAGAAGGTGGTAATAATGATGAGTGAGAAGTCAAAAGAAAATAGGAACAAATGGTATAGAGATCATGTTAATAAGTATTGTGTTTGTGTTAACAAAGATGAAATTGAAGTGGTCGATTATATTGAAGATTTATTGGAATCAAAAAAATTTAGTAAATATGTAAAAAATAAAATTAAAGAAGATTTGGAAAAAAATAAATAGTATGTTAATATAATGGTGTAAGGAATAAAGAACGGAAATCAGACATGTATGTTAGGATTACTCGCGGTGAAACGTGCTAACAACATAATTAGTTATAGTAAACTAGCTGGTAACACTTTAAACTTTACAACATATATTTATGAAACCCTCTTAAAAGAGGGTTTATTTTTCTATTGACTTTATAAAAATGATAGAATATATTAGTAATTAGAAGGGATGTGTAAAAATGGAACGTGATGAACTTAGAGAAAAATTTACGGAAGTGTTGACAGTTGAAGATCAAGCGGAACGTTCGACTATGCTAAATGATATGCGAGCGGAAGTTGAAAAAAACTTTAAAGAATTAGATGATTTAAAAGCTGAAAACACAAAATTAGTTGAAAAGAACAATTCGTTAACAGAAGCAAACTCAAAGTTATTTATGCAAATTGGTGTTGAAAGTTCCGGTGATGATAAACCGAAACATAAAAACCCAATGGATTTAAGAAAATTAGGCATTTAAATGAGAGAGGTGATTAATTATGCCAAGAACAACAGCAAAAGATGTGGCTAAAACATTACAGACAGATTTAGGTATGGACCATGAGCCAACCGGACAAGAAGTAGCTAATGCAATGTATCGTGCAGCTTCTCCAAATTTACAGTCAACAATTGGTGATCCTAATGAGGTTAGCTCACTAGAATTTATGAACGGATTATTAGAATATCCGGACACATTAGGCGTTGAGTTTATGAATTTAGCAACTCGAATTGGTAGAGTTATTGCACATAGAAATATTTTACGTAATAAGTTAGCTCCATTTAAAATGGCTAACATGGCATTAGGCTATACTATGGAGGAATATTTTGTTGAGTGTGCTAAGGAACATGCATATGATCAAGCAGACGCAGAAAGCACATTATTTAAACGTGAGTTGCCTAACATTAAAACAGCATTTTATGTTGTTAACCGTAAGTCATATTATCCAGCAACAATTACAGATGATGATATGCGTAAGTATTTTGTTAGTTGGGATGGAGTAAATAGTTTGATTGCTAGAATTGTTGACTCTATGTACAATGGTGATAACAAAGATGATTACAACTATATGAAATCAGCTTTAGTTACGCATTATGAAAATGGATTAATGAAAATCGTTAATACAAGTGCGGTAACAGATACTGAAACTGCTAAAGAGTTAGCTCGTAAAATTACAGAATATGTATCTTATCTAACAGAGCCAACAAATGAATATAACGCAATGGCAGTCACTAAACAAAATGACTATGAAGATATTTACGTTATTTTAAATGGAAAATCAAATAGTTATTTAAACATTGACTGGTTAGCGCAGACATTCCAGTTAGAGTTTGCTGAATTCAAAACACACGTGTTAGTTTTACCAACATTACCAAGTACAACACAAGGAACAATCGAAGCGTTAGTCGTTGACAGTGAAATTTATAGAGTATTTGATCAGAAGTATTCTGTTGGTGTTGCCTATAACGCTAAGGGGTTATATTGGAATTACTTTTTACATCACTGGGAAGGTATCGCAACAAGTCGTTTTGCAAATGCGATTGCATTCGTATCCGGAACTGTAGATGAAAAAGTTACAGCAATTTATTCTAATCCTCAAGTCGTACAGGTTAAAAAAGATGGTAGTGTAACAGTACCATTTACAGTACAGACTAATGGATTGAACGCACCTATTAGCTTAACGGCAACGTCAGGCGAACCTACTATGATTAGTGCTAAATTAAGTAATGATTTAAGACATGTAAACATTAAAGGATTACCTGCGATTACTAGTGAGGGTTTAGCAACTGTCACTATTAAAGATACAAATTCTAATGTTACATGTGAAATTAAAGTTGTATATAACGTATAGTTATGTTATAATATCGTTGTCATAAGTAGTACATGACACCCCTCCTTTCTATAGTATTTTTCAGAGCTGTGATTGCTAAAAGAAAAAGAGTTATTAAGTTAACTCTTTTTTCTTTTATATAAAAATAGTTGATTATTCAGCTGTTTATTAGTATTATAGAAAAAGAAAGAGGTGATTAAAATGAAAATCATTTTAGTAGCTTTAATTTTTAATGGTTTAGATTTAGTTACTGGCATTGTCGGCGCAATTCGGGATGGTGAACAAATTAAGTCTAGTAAATTAAGAGATGGATTATTTAAAAAGGTTGGTTTTATCTTTTGTTACACATTAGGTATCGCTATCAATTATGCTGAAAGTTATTTAACTCTTCCGTTTGGTGTGGATCTAGTGCCGGTTATTTGCACATACGCAATTATCACAGAAGTGGTTAGTATTGTAGAAAACATTTCTAAAATCAATCCGGATATTCTACCTAAAAAGCTAAAAGAATTAATTGGGTATAATGAAGGGGGTAAGTAATATGGGTGTTATTGATGATGATAAACTACAAAGTATTTTACCGAAATATAATGAGTTAAAGTTAAGCGGTAAAAATTTAGCACAGCAATATGTCAGCGCATTTAATACAGGTATGAATATTTACCAATGTATTAATCAATTACAAGGTTATATTGAATGGACTGTGCAAGCTGTAAATGATGTTGTTATTCAATGGAATGAAAATATTGCGAAAAATTTAGAAAACACTATGCAATATGTAAAAGATCAATTACCTAGTTTAGTTGATGAACGCATTGAGATTGCAATCAATCAATTACAAGATAAATATAATACTACTCTAGATAAATTGGACAAAGAACAAAAAGCACAGGCAACTCAAATATCAAATATTAATAAACAATTGTTAACAATTAATAATGAAATTACTAGTTTAAAAGAATTGTGTAATACAATGCAATCAAGTATTCAAGATAATTTAACACAGATCAATACTATTAAAGAAGATATTAAAACTGTTAAAAATGATATTATAAACATTAAAAAAGGTGCTACACCAGTAGCCAGCGAAGGAGGTATTTAAATGTATACATTAAAATCTAATAATATCAAACATGAGCTTTTAGAGAAAAATGATATTAAAATTGAATTAATTTCAGATTTAACACCTTACAATACAAATGGCACATCATCACCTGTTGAAAATAACTTTATGGATGTTAATGAGATTAAAAATAAATATGATATATTGCTTTTAAACTTTTATTTCACTGACGATGACTACGGTAAAAATAAAATACTTGGAAATTGTATATACCCAATTAGCTTATTTGATAGTTTACCAGTTGAGTCAAATTATAAAGGTGTAGGATTTATGTCAGCGTCGTATATTTCTGCTGATAGTAAAACTGAAGGCAACGCTCGTAAATATGAAGTTTCGTTATTAAAAACGGGCCCGGATAAGATACTTGCACGTTGTACCGCTGATGATGTAAGAGGTAGTTTATACGGCATTAAATTATAGCTAGATTTAAAATCTAGCTTTTTTAAAATTAGAGGTTAATATAATGAATAATAAATGTGAATTATCAAGTATTTATAAAATAAATAAACCGGAAGATATTCCATATAGTTTACCGGAAGGCTTAAGCGTTTACTTTTATATTGAATTCTATATGCAATGTATGCATATACTAAAAGATGTAGATTATGAGCGATATAATATATGTAAACGTAAGCTACAGGAGTTAACAATATTAGAGGAGGAATTGAACTTATGAAAGCAGGTCAAAAGTTAACATATAATGACCATGAGGTTTGCCTTTTTCCAATGGAGACTATGAACATAACACAATGGTCCGGTCCAAGCGATCTAAGTCACTGTTGTGGGCATCCATTTGATAATGCAATAAGCGGGCAAGTGCGTGTACCCGTATACGCTCCTTTTTCTTGTCACTTGTCGTATAGTGATAGTGTAGGTAACACACGCGCCTATAGTTCGGATAATCCCGTATGGACTCCTAACGGGTTAACATATGTTACAGTTAGTTTTACGCATGACCCTAATCCCCCAACCGCAACAAGATATGCGCAAGGTGATTTGATTTATCACACAGGGGAAGCTGGCTATGCTACCGGAGATCATTGTCATATCGATCAAACTTTCACACAAAATGCCGGACTCGTTTACTATGGTGTTACATGTAGTTATGGGAATCAATGTTATGCATTAAGTGGTTCAGTTCTACCAACACAAGTATTCTATGTAAACGATACAAATATTGTTAACGGTTACGGACAGGATTGGAAAACTTTCGAAGGTGGAGAACCACCAACACCACCCGAACCAAGTTACAAGTATATAAAACATTATTTTATTTTAGATGGTTTAGGAATTGACATTGGTTTTTATAAAACTAAAGAAGAAATACCACCCGAACCGCCAACACCAACAACACAGTGGATTATACCAGGTGATATTAATAATACAAGACCGCTCACAGAAGATGAATCTAGACAAAATTGGGTTGCATTTTGGCAATTCTTTAAGACAAAAGGTTGGACCGCAAATGCGGTTGCTGGAATGTTAGGTAATTCTTATTATGAGTCTACTGTTAATCCAAACAGATGGGAAAGTGATATACCTTTTGCACAACCGGTTGATAGTCGTGGTTATGGTTTAGTGCAATGGACACCTTGGACAAAAATAATTGATTGGCTAAAAGAAAAAGAATATTATCCGGATGTTTCAAAATTTGGTGTAGGAGAGTGCGAGCGTATACAATGGGAAATGGAAAACGGCGCACAATGGATAGCAACATCAACCTATCCCGAAAGTTTCGAAAGCTTTTCAAAATCAACCGCCGACCCTTACACGCTAGCAATTGAATTCTTGGCAAACTATGAAAGACCAGCCGACCCTAACCAACCAACGCGTGGCACGAAAGCCCGTGAAATTTATGATTATATCAAAGATAAATAAAATAGTTGAACTTTCAACTATTTTTATTTAAGATAAAATAAAAGGAGATGATTAAGATGAGTATAGGAGTCGTAAATAGTCAATTTACACCGCAATCAAAGATATATCTATTAAAAGGATTAGAAATTGACGCAATGAATAATACGTTTTGGGGAGCATTTAATAACACGGAAGAGCAATTTAATTTTTTTATTAATAATTATGACCATGTTGTATTTGAGAATTATACATATCAAAGGAAAGATGGTACTGTGGTCGTACCAGGTTTATATGATGATTTACGTCTGTATAATTACTTGATTTATCAAAATGGAGATACAGGCAACAAATCTAAATGGATTTACTGCTTTATTACTAGTTTAGGCTATTTGAATGATAACGCAACTAGTATCAGCTTTGAAACGGACGTTATACAAACATGGCGGTTTGAAATTGAAAGTAACTTTATGGAGTCTTATATCGCATATGAGCATAGACCACAATATTATAAAATAAAAGATGTATTATATCCTTGTATCAACACACAGCCGGAAAACTTAGAAATAGGTACAGATTTAGTTGCAATAGGAACTATGAAATTAGACCCTATCACAAACACAAGTTTTATTGTTATTGGTATGACATGTACAATGGACGGTAAAGACACATACACAAGTGGTATTTTAGGTGTACCGTCTCAAATAAATTATTATATCTTTCCATATGATAGGAGTAATGGAATCGGAATATCAAAATTAAAAACTAATAGCGGTCTAGATTTAGAAATAAGTGATCTTAGTGTTGTATTAAATGCAATACGATCTAATGAAAAATTAGTCGGTAAATGTGTGTCGATTGTAGTCACTTATTCTATTCCAGGTATTACCATGAAAAACGGTTATATTACTATAGATGAAACTCTTTTTAGTGCTATTGGTGAAGGTGATTATGCAGTATTAAAATATAAAGCGTACCCATTAAGTGACATGTATAAAAATGATACTAATCAATTTATAAAAACTAAAATAATAAATGGATCAGAATATTTTTACCCAACAATAACGAAAAATACTAAAATGTTATGGTATCCTTATTCATATCTATTATTAAGTGATAATAATGGTACAAATAAGATTTTTAAAAATGAACTATGGGATAACTTTAATAAAATACAATTTGCGTATGTTGGAAGCCCAAACAGTTCAAAATTAAATATTGTGCCTTTAGATTATAAACTAGTAAAATCTAGTGTAATTAATAATGTTATGCTGAATTTAGATAATTCATTTGAAAGTCAATATGAATGTTCACTACCTATTATTAGTGATACAACCGCATTAATGTTACAGTCGTCACGTAACTCAATGAATGTCGGGTTGTCAAATATTCGAAGGTCAAACGAAACCAATTCAGCAATAGCCAGCGCTACCGGTAATGCGTTAAGTGCTCAGACTGCTTTACAAAATAATTTAAATTTAAGCGTTACAAGTAGAAACACAAATCTAGCTAGTAATTTGAACGACCTTCACAACAAATCAAACATGATAAACGCTAGTATGAGTGCAATCGGTGGATTAAGTGGTGGAATAGCCAGCGCTTTAACAGGTAATATTGGTGGTGCTGTAGGTAGTTTAGTCGGTGCTGGCTTAGGTATGACACAAACCGCCATGCAAAATCAAATAAACACAAAACAAACCAATTTACAAAATGCAAATGCACTTGCAAATGCAAATGCACAAGCTAGTGCTAGTACACAATCAACCGCAATCAGTAATCAATTGAGAGAGTTAACAACGCGCTATCAAAATCAAACCAACATTCAGAATGCTATGGATAGTTATAACGCTCGAATTCACGACGCACAAGCCACCGCCGACAGTATTGTGACCGGTTCAAATGATGTGTTACGTCAATCAGCTTTAGATTTAAACGTATTAATATTATATGGATACGAGCCTACAAAAGAATATCAAGAAAAATTAAATAAAATATGGGATATGCGAGGATATGCAACGAACACAATTGACTATCCGAATTTACACACGCGTGCACATTGGAATTATATACAGACAGTTAAATGTAACATTAAAGGTAATAATATCGACCCTAGCGACTTAGAAAAAATCAAACGTGCGTTTGATAATGGAATTACGTTATGGCATGATAAAGACGTGGGAAACTATGATCGTGAAAACATAGAACGATATCAAGGTGAAAATGTGGATAAATTCGGAAATTATTTAACTCGAAAAGTACACTAACAGAAAAGGTTGACAGTTCAACCTTTTTTATTTAGCATATAAGTAAAGGAGATGATTAAGATGGATTTATTAAATGATACAAGCTCGTTTACTGATTATTGTCGAAACGCGGTTGATATTGCTACAATGAATAATAGTGAGGCGGATTTTATTTATTATACATATTTGCAAATGTTAAGCTTAAACATGTTTAAATATAAAGATATGCCCGAATCTATTAATACATTCTACTTAGAGTATATTTTACAAACGCGTGGTTACATTGGTTTTTATGATGATGAAAGGTTGGGATTGATATGTAGCGAAATTACATTAGGTGGAAGATTAAACCACTATCAAATACCAACAGAATATCATACAGTTTCAACAAGTCCACTTGTGAAAAAGACGTTAACAAGTGACGAGTGTATAGTTATGAAAAACAGTCCTTTATATGTTGGATTATTCCCATATTTAAATTTTTACGCTAAAAAATTAGCGCTAACTAGTCGAACTATGGACCAAAATTTGACTATGCAATGGACGCCGTACATTATTACAGGTGATAGACGTATGTTACAGCAATTCAAAGTATTCATAAAAAAAATTTTACAAGGAGTACAAACGATCTTTACATCAAAAGGATTCAGAACGGAAGATATTAATGTCCTAAACACAAATGCACCTTTTATTGCCGACGAATTGCATGGTATGAAACAGGCGATTTTAAGGGAATGTATGACATTTTTAGGTATCGAAAACGCCAATATGGACAAAAAAGAAAGACTAGTTTCAGATGAAGTTAACGCCAACAATCAACAGGTTATCGCGTCTAGAAACATATGGTTGGGTGAGCGCAAAAAAGCAGTTGAAGAATTAAATAAAAAATTCGGATTAAATGCGAGCGTTGAATTTGCGCCCTATGAAGATTATGAAGATATCATGAAATTACTTGAATTAGATTCAAACACAAGTATTAAAGATTTTAATATTAATAAAAATTTGGATGTTAAAGAAGGTGATGACAATGATGACTAAATTAAAAGTTCCTAACTATTTATTTACTTTGCAAAGTCCGATTCTTGCTGAAAATACTGAAACAATATGCGGAGTCTGTCACAATTTAGCATTTGAGGAGTTAATTGACGCTCAATATGAATTAAGCGATATGGAAGTGTTAGAGATCGCAAGAAAAAAGATTTTTGATTTTAATTATAAATTTTATGACGATCTTGAAAAGCGTAAAGCGTTAGAAACGGGAATTTTAAAGCATTTTTGGTTTGATGAAATTGGGCAAGAGACTTATGCGTATTGGAAATTTGAACTTCAACATTGGTTTGAAATCAATATGGACCGTTATTATACTTTATTTAAAACTATCCCATTCCAAGATCAGGACGACCCAACCGCAAATACAAACTACACGGAAAATTATACACGTGATAGTCAAGGTAACACACAAGCCAGCGGAGAAGATACGAGTATCGCTTTACAATCTGTAACTCCGGAAGGACGTATTAACATTGAGACAAACGACTATGTTAATAACATCGCTAAGACAATCACCAAACCAAAAAGCGCGAATGATACAACAGGACATGAAGAATACAGATTTACGCGTAAAGGTAATATCGGTATACAAACACTGGCGGAAGTGTTACAAGGCTCAAGACGTGCAGTTATTACAATCGAAAGTGAACTATATACCGAACTACAAGAATATGGGTTATTTTTCAATATTTTTTAGGAGGTAAAGAAAATGAATATTGATACAAATAAATATTATGTTTACCGGCAGAAAATGATGGGTAAAACTGTGGACCATGATGGGGCATATGGTTGTCAATGCTGGGATGGAAACTATGACTATGATAAATATCTAGGCTTTGTCGGTCCACATTGCACATCTAGTGGATATGTTAAAGATATATGGTTAGATAGAAAAACCAATGGAATGTTAAACAATTGTATTGAAATTACCAACTTAGTACCTGGTGCTATTGTTGTGTTCAAAGAAGTGCCAAATGTTACACCTTATAGCCATATTGCGATTTTTGACAGTGATGTAAATGGGTCTTGTGGTCGTTTCTTCGGAACAAATCAAGGCGGAAGAAATGGAGCTTATAACATTAATGTATTTCCTTACTCAGCAATGTACGCAACGGCATTTTTACCAAAAGCCTTAATTTTACCGGATGTTGAAGAAGAAAAACAAGATATATTAAATTATATTCCTATTGACTTTCATAGAGAGATTGGCGTTTTTTATCCAAATTGTACTATTAGAATTAGACGCGCGCCAAGCTTGAAAGGAAAAGACACAGGACTATATTATACAAATGGTATGCATGTTCAGTACGACGGATTTGTTAAACGTGAGGGATATTGCTGGATTAGTTGGATTGGTTCAGATAATTCTCGTCGTTGGATGGCGTGCGGTGAATTGAACTCTAGAGGTTACAACACAACGCCATACGGAGTATTTAAATGACACAAACAATAGATTGGTATAGCCCAACAAACATAAAATCATACAATAAATTTTTAAACTTTATCATAGGCGGTCGTGGAATTGGAAAAACGTATGGATTTAAAAAAGACTGTATAAGCCGTTATAAGAAAAAAGGAAAACAATTTCTTTATTTGAGACGATATAAAACTGACCTTAAAAAGATAAAAACTTTTCTAAATGATCAATTTAAAAACTTCAAAGATGATAAGTTTAAAATTACAGGTGGTGGCAATTTTACCACCTTTTACATAAATGGTTGCGAAATGGGTTATGCAACATCTCTAACATCTTTTAGTAGTTTAAAATCAACAAGTTATGTGGATATAGACACAATTATTGTTGACGAGTTCATACCCGAAAAAGCTGGATTCAATGCGTACTTACCGAATGAAGTTGAGATCTTATTAAATATTATCGACTCTATTTTTAGACAACGAGAAGGACACGTGTATTTGTTAGCTAACAATGTTAGTATTGTTAATCCTTATTTTAGCTACTTTGGTGTATCACCCAATCCGAAAAAAGAGTTTAATACATTTAAAGGTAGTGACTCTGTAGAGCAAATTATTGTACAAATATGCCATAGTGATTATAAAAAAGGTAATAAAGAAAAGTCGAAATTTCATAAATTAATATCGGGTACAACGTATGGAGATTATAACGCTGGTAACTTTGTTTATGATACCAACGATTTTATTAAGAAGAAAACAAATGTATGTGACTATTTATGCACGCTATACTATGATGATATTTATTATGGTGCTTGGATTGATATGAATACAGGCTATGTATATATCAATCAACAGATTAATAAGGAATACGGATATTGTTATTCTATTGGCAGTAATAATCGAGAAAATATGATGATCGCTAAACTATGGCGTAAAGACCAACGATTGAATATGTTAATACGATCATATCGTGATGGTTGTGTTTATTACAACAACCAGGAGACTAAAAGACTATTAAGCTACATACTTAGTAAATATTAAAAGAGTGATATTAATTATCACTCTTTTAATTTAATAAAATCTTTAAGATCGTGTTTATTGACAGTATATAAATAATAGTCATGATTATCACCATATTTATTATAATACTTGATATACTCATCCCAAACCATTCTGTAATCTGTAGAATGTACAATAATTAAGTCGTCAAATGTAAAATAAAATTCTAATTCAATTTTAATATCTGTGTTCATTTTATCACCTACCAATTCTCACCGTACATTTGAATAAAATAGTTGTGGATGTACTCGTGTTTAACAATACTAGACCTTAAAAGGTAGTATTGCCTATAACTTATCAATCCTTGATTATAATACGATTGAATTAAATTCTCGCGCTCAGTATCACTAGTGATACCAAGCGTTCTATTTAACTCATTAATCAGACGACTAAGACTAGTATAATTGTTCATGTTAACCCCCTAACTATTCTTTACAATTCGGCATACTACTTTTAAATTATTATTAATACACTCACTCAATTCCATATATGCTTGATAATCAATATCTTTATCATTGTAAATATCTTTGCACATATCAATACATACATTAATGTAATCTGATAAAGTTTCTAACACATTTCCCAACTCATGAAAACCAGCAATACCATTTAAAGCACTATCATGTGTGTTCTTAATATACTCCTTATACTTTTCTTTAGTCATTTTGTTTTTCCTCTTTTCTTTACACTCATAGTATATCACACATATTCTAGAATACAAGTATTTTTTGAATTTCACATAATCCACTACGTACCCACGTGGGTCATTGTTTCACGTGAAACATTGTCGGGTTGGGTTGTGTTGTGTTGTGTTGTGCTGTGTAATGCTGTGTAATGCTGTGTAATGCAATGCATGTTCATGTCTTGTGAACACGTGTTCACCAATGGGGAACAATCCTAAGATGACATTCTTTAGATCGGAA